TGGATCCTTGCGGTGCATTTCTTCTGCCCAGTCACGGCCTTCTGATTCCATTGTATCTACAGCCTTGCGCTTGTAGTCCTTTGGATTTACGTGCTCCTTAACAACAAGTGCTAGTCCACGCTTTTCGTTATAGTTTGCAGAGTCTTCATCGAGTTCTTCAATGAAACGGATCTTTACTGATTGACCGTCTGCAAGTTTTAGCCACTTTACCTTTGGCCCGTCGTTTTCATACTTTGGCTTGTCGAGCAGGGCATTGATGTTCTTGAGTCCCTTTACTACGCTCATATTATTCTCCTTTGGTTGTTATATTAGTTTAGCATAAGTGATATAGATTTGTCAAACTGGAACTCTAGGTTTCTAAGTTCTTCGTCTGGCATGTCTCCAATATCTTTATACTGAGTGTTTAGTTTAATAACGGAAACACGACTAGAAAGTTTTTCAACTATTCTATCTTTCATGTTTCCTCCCGCTTCATCATTATCAGCAACAACAATTATGTTATTGAAATACTTCTGAAGCAATTCTATTTGTGTGCTTGACACATTAGCGCCAAGGGTTGCTACTGCTGGCAATCCAACCTGATCTAGCCTAATGGCATCAAAGGAAGATTCTACTACATATACTCTATCAGATTTTTTAACTCTGTGCAAGTTAAAAAGTGTTTTGCTTTTTGGAAGTCCTGGAGTATTCTTAAAATCTTTTCCCTCAATAGATCTACCAACAAATCCTAAAGGAATTCCATCTGGGCTATGAACTGGAACAGTAACCATATCTTGCTTTTCTGAATACCCTAATGAGAATTTTATGCAAGAAGACTTTTCAATTTTTCTATATGTGAAATAGTTTCTTGCTCTTTCTGAGGCGACAAGATTGTTGTGTAGTCTTTTAATAATAAGTTCATCAAAAGTTTTATAGGTTTCTTCTTTCACAAGAACCTTATCAATTTCTGTAGTCAGATTAGTTAATTTTTCTTTGCTTTTTATAAACCTTGCAGACTCAAAGTATGTTCTACCAGATGTATGCATAACTAGTTCTATCAAGTCTGCAGATTTTTGACAAGAAAAACAGAAAAACATTCCGCTATCTTTTTGAACTTCTCCTGCTGGGGTTCTGTGATTATTGTGAAATGGACAAAAGATCATGAAGTCTGCATCAAGTTCAGACTCTACTGTTATACCCGATCCTGTAAGGACTCGCTTGACTTGTTCTGCGGAATAAAGATTGGATTGGTTCCGTCTATTCCTGCTATCCATTCGCTTTTCCTCTTCCCTGCGTAGACTGCCTGTATCGATAATTCAAATTCAAAAAAGTTCTTTATATCATTATACCTTATAGTGAAATCTGGGTCAAGATCAAGTCTTGGCACATATCCACTTAGTTTCATTTCTGATACTAAAAGTCTTATATATTCTATTTTTAGTCTGCCAATCATGGAGTCGTCATGAATAACCCCATCAAGATAAAACCTTTTTATAGGCTTATGATGATAGAAGGTTGGTGGCAAGTACTCCTTGTTTTCTGACATACCACATTATAACTACTTATCTTCAAAGTCTTTATATCTATAGTATCCCTTGTCAAAGTCGCACTGGACCAAAAAGTCTCCCATAAACCCATTACGGTTCTTTCTAAATGCACACTCAATGATGTCACTATTTGTTCCACGGCCCAAAGCAAGAACCCAATCAGCATCATAAGCAATCTGTCTAGACCAGGCTGTTTGACCCAGTGTAGGCACTGTAGACAGGTCGTTAACATCATCTGGTGTAGCAGATGAGATAGCAATGATAGGAACCTCTTCACCAATAGCCATCAGTTTAAGTTCTCTTGAAAGGTTCTTCATTCGTACCGTTTCATTATCTGACTTCTGATTAGGAGCCATCAGTTGTAAATAGTCAACAATTACAAAGTCAGGCTTGTACTGATCAATCTTTCCACGAAGAACTGAAGGGTTGATCTCTCCGCCTTGATCGTTTGATATGATATGAAACTCTGGCTTGCCTGCAAGATTCTTTGCATGCCAATCCTTTAGCATATCAATCTCAATCTCACCATTACTAATCTTACGATGTGACCAACGTCCTTCACCCATAATTGTAAATACACGATTACGAACTTCGGTCTCAGACATTTCAAGAGAAATTACCATTGGGGACTTTCCCTGCTTCCAAGCCTGCACTGCAAAGTAAAGTGCAAGCCAAGACTTTCCAATTCCTGGATAAGCAAGAAAGACACCCAGTTGTCCTGGCATAATTCCAGATGGTAGATAGTTATCAAACCCTGGCAATCCTGTTTTGATTCCAGACAGGCCAAGTGCCTGCTGCTTCTTTACATTTTCAAAGTATGCAATAGCAGACTCAAGATCTGTAACATCAATATCACGAATTGCAGCAGTGTTCTTTTTTAATTCTGAAGTCTTAGTAATTAATTCGTTAAGTGCACCAGTTCCATTATTGTTTTGAATCTCAGATGCTGCAGATCTAATAATGTCTTTTAGGCTATCTGTTAGATACTCGCCCTGAAGTTCTTCAAGGTGATGCTTTGTCGCACCAACACCTGCTACTGGCTCAAAGTCTCTAAACTTTTCAGTAACCAGTTCTGCTGGAGGAAGGACTGAGTTGTTTTCAAAATATAATCTTACGAAGTTCCAGATATCTCCGTGAGTTCTTAGAAGGTTGTCGACATTTGCCTGAAGTAGGACATGGATCTGTTTGTCTTTTAAGACAGCGGTAAGTAGTTTTGCCTCTGTATTATTCACTTAACCACTCCTTTGCCATTCGTCTACGCTCTGCTCTCTCTTCATCATCTTTAACTTTATCTTTTCTTGCCTGCAATATTTTTTCTGCGTTGTATGCAAAGTAGTTCCAAGAAGGATTCTCTGCAACTGAAAAGTAATACTCAAGTATATCGTAGCATCCTGGCAGTGTGTATGACTCCACAAGGGCATCTGAAGCCCACTGCTCCACATTAAGGTTTAGGGATGGCTTTGATTCGTACCTTGCGGTATGATACTTGCTGTATCTTGAAAGCAAAGCCATGCGGTCTTTGCGTTCTGCCATTATCCTTCAGCAGCCTCCGATTGGGCTTCCAAAATCTTTGCAGTTAGTTTATCTTCAACAAACTTATAGACTCGCTCAAAAGCCTGATCAGTATTTTCTCCATCACGCTTAGAATCTACAACACCAAGATCAAGTCTTAGCGATTGAAAGTTTCCTAGGTTAAGTGTGTATCCAAGTGTTACAGATACCTTTGTTGGTTCATTCGTTACTACATAATTGCTGTCTGACATTTTTATACCCTTCGTTAAATAGACTCGTTCCAAATTGGAACAAATCGTCCATCTTCAGTTCTTCTATAAGTAAGTATACCATCGCCCATTCTGCGTGTCAACTCTTGCTTGCTAGGCGTAATATCATTTGTAATTAACTTATCTTTTCTTGGTCTGCCAATATGGTGTGAAGCAAGTATATCACGAATCTCTCTTACCTGTGATTCAGAGTAGTATGATCGCACTTGAAAACCTCTTGCTCCGCCCTTTTGAGATCCAGTTGGAAATGGAATAACTCCACGCTTCATGAGGTCTGGCATATATTTTTTGTGACGATTAACTAAATCAGCAGTCTGACCTACTGTATATGCTCGTTCTCTTTTATTTTTAAAGTCACCAATCAAACAACTTTCTATTTGATCTTTTGTAATATTATAAACAGACATTATTCCATTTGATCTGTTTAAATGATGAACTCTAACCAGGTCTCCGTTTAGAAACCAAACCTTTTTGTTACCTGTAATTACAGGTGACTCATTGTACTTTTCGCTCTCAATTGTTCCCTTTTTAGTAGCCATCGGCCCTCCTGAGAATTACTAGGTGGATGAAAAAATTTTCTTGATCCACAAAGAATGCAATATAATTCCAGATTGTTTATTTCTGTGTACTGTCTATCTATTAGCATTCTTCCATTACATTTTGTACATTTGATCACGAGTTAGGAATTCCAAGCGCTATAATATTAATGCCCATTGTTATTTCTCCACCCACATTAAACTTAAGTGTGCCTTCTACCTTTGATGTTGTTATGCTATTTATTGTTACTGTTACATCTTTTCCAGCATCGTTCATTGCTTTGTTGTATGCTGTTGCGGTTACTATTGGTGGATATTTAAACTCTTTTTCAAAGTCATGAAACCACGACAGAGAGGTTCCTGCTGTTTGAGTTGATGTAGGAGAGACTAGTTCGTAACCTCCAATAACTGCTGCCTCAGATGTTTTTGCAGTTTGTGGGCCAGCACTTGGTGTGTCAACTACGGTATATCCTTTTTTAGAAGCACCCAACTGAGTATAAAGTTCATTTAGAGACTGAACAATTTGATATAGATAGGTTACATCTAGTGGTTGACCACGCTCTGGTAGAGGTAAAATTGGCATACTACAATTATACCAGACTCATGGGGTTGGGGTTGGCAAATTCCTTATTCCAGAGTCGTAGACTCTAACACTCTTAAAAAGTGTTAAATCAGTTACAAGTGTTCGATTTATTGATGCTATTTGTACTATTACTCTTACATTCTGTGTTCCATTTTTTAAAAACGAGTAATTCTGTGATCCAGATGTTCCAACATATGATGGCACTGCTCCATCAAATCCAGCAAAAACATCATATGTTGTCTGAGTTGATATTTGTCCAGTAGACCAATTTACAAATATAGTATTTCCAACAGCGTTAACGTCTCCTGGTGCAACAAGAACAGCATCTGAATTAGTAATAAATATTTTTGAGTACGCAGACTTTCTGTTTTTATCTTCTGAAACAATTCTAAACCTAACAATTCTAGAGTTTCCTGATGATACCTTGCCTAGCAATTCTTGTTTAATAATAACATTTTTAATTCCTTTATCTGGCTGTGCTTGCATTATGAAACACCTAAAGCAAATCTAAACTCAATATAGTTTGTTGTGTTTGCTGACTTTACAATTGGTCTCGATTCTACATTTTTAATTACAGAGTATCCAGTTAATCCATACAAAGAGTTTGTAGATGTAACGTTTTCCAATCTTACACCATCTAGGCAAACATAAAATAGATCTGAAGGAGATCCAGCCTCTGTGACACATGAATATATTTTTACTACACTAGCCTCTTTCCAATCAAAATTATCTGACTTGTTTAAATCCTTAAGTGTTTTTGTTGCAACAATATATCTGCTTTGAGAAAAATCAAATGAATGATCTGCTGTTCCATCTGTGTATGATTCATTGTCAATATCTACTTCAAACCTTGCATACTCTTGTACAGAGTTTGTTCCAATATAAGAAAACTCTAAAAGTATTTTAACATTGTCTGGGACAGTCTCGGCATTACCTACTGTATTGACAATAGAAAACGCAAATCTTAGTTCATCTAGTGGGCTATTTTTTGTAAGGTTTACTGATGTTTCATTAAGTCTAATATATTTAGATCCAGAGCCAACCTCTATTTCTCCTAGTGAGTTTCTTGTGAGGGTAGAACTGTTTCCAACCATAGCAATAATATTGTTTAAGAATCTACATCTTTCATTTCTGTCTAGCCTTGTTTTATTAGTAAAAATTTTATTATCTGCATTTGTTTGAAACACTGGATACGCTTGACTAATAATATTTGTTTCTACATCATTAACTAGAGCACCTGGTGAAACAAATGGTAAGGTAATGGGGCTTGGTGCAACAAGTGTGAACTTGTTTGATTCTGGAACTGTTTGAATATTTTTATCTAACAAGTTAAAAACTGCTGGGGAAATACCAGATATCGATATTTTAGTTCCAACCGTAAGACCATGGGGCGCATCCGTTGTGTATGTTATGGTTGCTCCTGCTGCAGTTGCATTAATTATATTAACTACACGATCATCTAATGGACCATAGACAATAGGAATTTCTCTGGCTGAAGATCCAACAGGCTGATAAAGCCAGTTGTCTGTGTCTGCAAAGGAAAATATATTTCTACTATCAAAAGATCCAGCAACTGGATTTGATGCAGCAGAGAATACGCCAACCTCTGTTATCTCATATCTTTCTTCTGTTGGTAGTTCTGCTGTTAAGACTATCTTATCAATACCGTTTTCGTTTACGAATCCTCTAGAAATAATCGGTACACGAAACATCTCAAAGTCTAAAGATTTTTTTAATGAGTAGTCTCCTAAGTCCCCATCAGAAGGCACTGGGTTGGGTCCACAGCCCACAGCAATGTGAGAGGCATATGATTGTGTCTGGCCAACAAGATACTTGGCTAAAAGATTCTTACCTATATTAGTTATCATTAATTACTCCCATTGTATATTGTATCACTAAAAACTTCTCCATCTGTGAGAACTTGAACCTCGACCTGCTCATTTTTTTTCATATTGATCAAATTAATAACTAAGTCTCCAGTTATTGGGTCAATATATACGGCCTTACAGTTTGGTGTCTTTATCCACTTAGTCTTATCTCTTTCAATGTAGCCTGGGTTATTTTCTGGTGGGGGTGGTGGAGTTATGTCATATCCTGTTCCACAAACTGGAAGACGATCAAAAATAGATAATGATAAAGACTTAAAATATGAGTCAGAAGATTGTAGTCTTAAAACATTGTTTGGATTGTATTGTAGGTATAAATCTGTTAAGTTTTTAATTGGTGCGTAAATGACCTTTTGCCCATTAACTAAATCGTGTCTAGAGATAGTGGCAAGTTCATAGCCACCTATATCTTCAAACACAAGATCTGTCATGTTGTCAGCCTCCATTTTTTCTTCATCAAAAAGAATTAAGTCTGGAGTTGCAATTTTTACAGAGGTATTGTCTATTTCTATTCTTGGTGTTGGAAGTGCTGCAGTGGCATCTCCTGATCCATAAATTGGGCTTGACATTAGATTACCTCACTTAAAAATACTGTCATATCTGGGCCATCTGAACTTCTTGCAAACTCAATGTTATAAACAACAAATCTACTTTCTGGATTTGAGGCCATACTTATATCATTTTCCTTATAATCTAAACTTACTATATCTCCAAGTTGGATTGTTGGTATTGCAAATATCTTAACACCAAGAGACCTTCTTGGCTTTGTTGTTTTTTCAACTATCCATTTCATTAAATTTGATGCCTCATCTTGTGATTGAATATATGTAGTATCTAGTGAAAAATCTTTTTTGCCGTAGGTCATTCTGCTAAGTTTTATATCTTGATAATCCTGTTTAAATTTAAAAGGATTTGAAATTAATTTATCTGCAACAAACTGCGGGTTTGACTCTGTGCTATTCTTTTTAAAATACTCATCAACTGTTAGATTATTATTAGATTGCTGGGTAAAGGTAACTCCCTGAATTCTTAAATAGTTACCACCTGTCTCATCTAGGTTTAGCGTTGTGTCTGTTGCATTAAAAATTAAAAACTCTGCTCCATAAGATCCTGCTCTAAATCCAGATATTACATAGCCTTTCATCTTATTAAATGTTGGAGAAATTTTTGCAGTTAATGCTGGATAAGCCTTATCATATTTAAAATTAAAAGATGCTGCTTCTCTCATTATGCTTCCAAATTCTTCAAAATATATTTTATATTTTGGCGGTTCTGAAGAACCAATACCAGAAAGATATGTGTTTTGGATTAAACCACTCATGGCGTACTTTTTAAATGATTCGTTTACGTCTACTTCGTCGTCGCCAAAAACTGAATTAACTGGAGTGTCTAAGGCAAATGATGTATTTTGAGAATAATTGTTTGACAGAGCATACACATTTTCAAACATTGCTCTTGATGAACCTCTAGCAAATAATGCAAGACTGTTGTATACTGGAAGAGGATCTGTATCATCTACTGTCTTTATAAGTTTTCCATTAATGTACAAATAGAATCTTCTCGTGCTTCCGATATCCTCATACTCAACTGCAAGATCGTATACTGTTGGATTTTCTTCTGCAAACATTCTTGATTGTCCAGTAAATCTTCCATCATCTACAGTAATTTTTCCAACAGCGTCGTACAAAAGAACTGGAACAGCGATTCCATTATTAGATTTTATTTTGTAAAAGAAGACATTGCTAACAGTTTCTCTATCTTCTGTTGACAAATTTTCTAGGCCAAGGGCAGCAATTTCAAAATAGTAACCGACATTGGTAGAAGGATTTAGCATTACTGCTATTCCAGCAGACCCACCTGTAACATTGATGTTTTTGTCTGGTGTTGAACCATCTACAACGTAAAAATTAAATGCCCCGTTTGCAGTTTGTCCTGAGTCTTTACTGTTTTCTATTTTACCAATTATTCTTACTCTTGTTCCAAAATGCTTATACTTTGTATCTGGTAAAGATTTATGCACATATGATATAAAGTTTTTTGGTCTTTGTGTTGTTTTAAAATTGGGACCATTTAAACAGAGTGCTGACGACTGAAGAGAGCCTGGTCTTGGCTGTGTGCTTGTTGTTATTTCACCACTCATTACCGTAGACATAAAGTTTTTAATTAATCCAGTTCTAGTAGATGTTCTTGCCAAAGCATCCGAAGAAAATCCATCTGGTGTAATTTTACCAGCAGCCTTGAGCAAGTTTATTTCTTGTTGTGTCGCACCTGGTGGAATTGTTATTTGGATATCTGCCGACTCTACATTTTTATCAAATAAAAATTCTGAAAGCATGTAGCATCCTTTAACATTTTCATCAGACTTCCAGTACTCAGATATGCCAGCAGAGTGAGCAACTATCTGAGTTCCAAACTGTCCTCTTCCGTGCTTTACCACTGGACCATTTTTTAATTTTACGATGCCAGATATTTCCTCGTAGATTGGCTCAGAGTATATTCTAACTAAGCCAGTGGGGTAGATCTTTCCATTAAATGGCAATTTAGAAAAATAGTTTTGATATTCTTCATTTGATGTAATCCAAGCATTTCCAAATCCAGTAATATTGTACTGAACTGCATCATATCTTATAATCTCTCCTTGTGAATAAAAGTATCCGTTATATCTACCAATATTATACACAGCCTCACCAAAACTAAATGTATTGTTTATAACTATATTATTTTTTACAGTTGGAACATCTGCTGAAAGATTAGAGTTTAAAGGTATCGCACTAAGGGAATATGCGGACTGTGTATTAGTTTCATTATTAATTGACTTTGTAAACTCTGTTCCAGAGACTTCCCACAATAGTGCAGGCTTATAGATATAGATTCTTTCATCATCTAATAGGCTTGCCTGTCTTGTAGTACCGATAGATCTTTGTATGTGTCTTGTTGTATAGTTAATCACTCCATCATTATAAACATTGTTTGCTTGTGCAGAAACAGAAATAATGTTTGCAATCTTAGCCTTATCAAGAGTCTTGTTTTTAATTTCTCTATCTTCAAACAAGTCGTTTGTTCCCTTTAGGGCAAACGTTGTAGGTCTTTGTTCTTTAGTCGGCATAATGTAGTCTTTACTCATCATTACAAAATTGTTATACTCATCAAAAAACATTGCTGTCTGTGTTGATATTGCTAAGTCTTGGAGAACTTGTGCAACGCTTTTATCTGGTCCAACAAAGAAATATGGAATAATTATTTCTTTTTCATTTTCAACTCTTTTAAAGGTATAATTAGAAAAACCAATATGGTCTAACAAAAGAGACACTGCTGAACTAACAGAAACCTCTGTCATTAATATTTGTGGGGCAGTGATTGACTCTAGATACCAGTACATGTCTCTTAAAGAAAGAGATACTGTCTTTCCCATTAGGTCTTGTTTTGGAAATGATTCTGAGTACAATGTCTTAATTGGTACCCAGTAATCCCATCCATCAACATCAACAATGACTTCGTAAAACTTTAACTGTGCATGTCTATTAATGTATTTTGATATAATGCTGCCCTTACCAGTATTAAAAGAGAAAGCGTTATTTTCATTAAATGCCTGGTCATGATCAAAAATATTAATAGTTCCATTTGAAGCGATTAACTGTCCTACTGGCAAACCAGTAATACCAAGATCTGAAGCACTTTTGTTAATTGAATAGTCAAGAGTTTTATCAGAGATGTTAAGAACAAGTCTTGGAGATATTTCTATAAGGTCAAATGTTGAGTCCTTTGTATTCATTGTGTCTACAACAATTCTAACTCCAGATATAAACTCAAACTCTCTATACTGCTTCTTACCATCTAATGATTTTATGAATACGCTTGGAGATGTTGCATCTGTTACAAAGTTAGTTAGTCTATTGACTGTTTCATCTTGAATATACCAGCCATATTTTGGTGATATGATTGTATAATCTTCTCCATTCCAGATATGAAACTTTCCTAAATCATTTTCATTTTCTTTTATAAGATAGGCGTATCCAATTACGGACTTGTCAGGCAGTAAGGATATACTTGTATATATTTCCGCAAATACAAAGTTTGAAGTCCATTCATCAGGCACCATTAGTCCGTATGCAATTTCAACATATCCATCGCTTTTTATAATTGGAGTGCCATCTGATCTAGTTTTTGATGCGTCAAAAGACATAATGTTTTCCCAATTACCATCTTTTAAAAATTGAATCTTCCATCTGCTAGGAACCTTCTTATTCAAATCTCCAAAAAATGGATCTGCAAATGAGCCAGTTGGAGAAGAAAATGGTCCTAAATTTTCTGTACCAGTGTGTGTTTGCATTTTTATTACAACTCTGTTAGTTGGCACTTGTTCTTTATATACAACAAAAGGACACGCATCTTCTATAGAGTTTTGAGAACCAGTAACCTTAGAGGCAATACCATATTCATTTCCAGACTCCGTTCTATAAGAAGTCCAGTACTTAAACTTATCATTTTTATCTGCCATGTAGTATCTTGGTCTGTCAGCCATAAATAGATTTGGGTGGTGTAGTTTTCCATTTTCAAAAAATACTGCTTTATTTATTCCAGATCTCGGCCTAAACTGATTAAAACATTCTTCTAAAGAATAAAGTGTCTTTAATTTTTCTTTCTTTGTTAAAAATGTTGTGGGTATGTCATTGTTATCAAATGTTCCATCTACAAGAACATCTGCATCAGTTGCCCCTGTATAAAAATTTCCATCATCATTAATGTCAAAACTTGTAGGAAGGGATGAATATATAGAAGAAGAATCTGTTGGCCTATATCTATAGTTACCAATATGTTTTATATTGGTTGGGATATTCATATTCCATTCTGCTGTAATTATTGACTTATTTCGTACCGTCGATGTAGTCTCTAAAAATGTTTGCAGGTCTTTGTCTTCAAACATTATACCTCTTCCAGACTTATTGAGACATTCCAGAAATCAAAATTAGTTCCTCTTTTTTCAACAGAGTATGAAAAATCACTAATAAACATTTCTATGAGTTGGTTGTATTGTGCAAGGTGATCGTAAGGCTCTGGTGTTCCTTTAAAAATACCTTTTCTGTCATATGCAAGAAATACCCAGAAAGAACCTTTGTGAGAATCATACCACTCAAGCATGTCTGCTCCGCCTGCTCCGCCATCAGATGTGTAGGCCTTTCGTGGTGAAATTCCAGTAACATCATCAAAGTTTGGAATGTCTGAGTGAGACCTAGATGGTATCATGTTCCAACTTGTGCTTAATGTAAGTTTATCTGCAATGTGATATGATCTCATTCGACCATTGATCATTCTTTCACGCTTTTCAATTCTTTCTTCTGAGAACTCAAGTGGCTGCCTGTTGTCATCAGTAGTTAAAATAAATTGATCAAGCAGTGTCTGGTCTTCAACGTTTAGTGGATCTACTCCAACTTCATAACCATTTGGAACATACAAACCATCTTTAAGGGTTCCAGAGTTTTCAGACCACAGCATTCCGCTAGGTCTGTTATATTTTCTGCGACCCTGTATATATGTTACTCTGCGGTCAATCTCTTCTTCATCGGCCATTTAACGACACTCCCCTAATTCTTCTATCATCAACCCTCTTAATAGTTGACATTACTGCTTGAGCAATATCATTTGGATTTGCATCCGTCTTTGCATTAACAGTTAATGTATATGTATTATTATACACTGCTCCGCCAGTTGGCTGGCCACTATTGATTGACTTCATTGTATTTATACCGTGGGTTTCTACAGCATACTTGCTCATTATAAATTCTCCTGGAGTTAACATTGCTGGAACTGTATCTGTTCCTTTAGCAAAACTTCCAAGGGCAGTAGCAAAACCACCAAGGGAGAAATACTTAGGAATTAATCCACCCATTGATCTCTTGATTGGCCAGTTGCCAAATGCATTTGCTGCTGCTGCATTACCACCAAAGTTCTTTAGGTTCGCTGCATCTTTTGCTTTTTTGTCTGCTGCTGCTTTAGCGGCTCTGGCTGCCGCTTCCTTAACAGCCTTGTCTTGGGCAAGCATTCCTGGAGTTGGGGCCATGGCTTTTTGTACAGCAAGATCATTTTGCATTTTGTAGAATTGTTGTAGATGCTGTCCTGGAGTATTTCCAGCATTTTTTGTTACGTCTCTAACATTCATGTTTTGCTGGAATAGCATTTGATTCTTTTTATTATCTGCAGCAATTCTAGCAAGTTCTTCTCTATGCAAGGCAGAACTAACAAACATTGGGTCATTTTTGTTTAGTTCACCTAGTGTTGGTTTTTTAACACACTTTCCATTTACCAGTGTTTCTCCTGCTGCACATGTCTTTGCTCCTCCCTCCTTTTTTGTAACCTCTGCTTTTTTTATTGGAACACAATTTCCTTGAGCATTTTTTTCCTGACCTTTAGGGCAGGTTTTGACTGTGTTTATTTTTCCAGGATCTTCTCCGCCTTCGCAAGTTCCATCGCACTGAATAAGCCCATTCATGTTCCAACCGCATCCCATGCCAGCGTTAGCGACGCAAGGTGTTGCACCACCTGGATCTGCAACTTTTGTTGCCACACAGTTTCCATTGCCATCGTCAGTGGTTCCATCTGGACACTCATTTGTTCCTGCTGGAATAATTGGTTCTGGAATTGGTATACAGTCTTTTATTCCTTCGTCCCACATGAATCCAGGTGGGCACTGAGTTCTGTATGCTTCTTTAAGTCTAGGCATAACCTCTAGGGCATCTGCTATTGCTTTGTCTGCCACCTTATTATTAACTCTTGCCTCATCAATTGCATTCTGGTATTGCTCCCATGTTCTTCTAACCTTGTCAAGTTCTTTTACTTGCTCTCTAAGGTCAACATTCTTTTTCCTTATGTTCTCTTGATTTGGCTCAATTTCTTTTTCTTCTAGATTAAAAATAGTATCTTCTAGTTCTTTAATTCTTGTTTCGAGTTGTTTTCTGGTTTTGCCACCCTCTGTAACTTTTGAGAGTTCTCTTTCTCTAGACTTTTCTAATACATCTCTTTCTTTTGTAACCGCATCTGCTGCTGCCTGTGCCCTCATATCTTGAGCAGCCCTTGCTGCTGCTGCTATATCTCCAGATGTCAGCGCTTCGGCAAGAGATAGTTGTCCCTTTTGCTGAGCAGAGATTGCAGCATTTGCTTTTTCAACTTCATCTAAAGCCTTAATTCTTTCGTCATACTTTTCATTAATTTTTTCTTCTTGTTTTTCAATTTCTCTAAGCGCTGCTTCTTTGTCATCTTTTTCATACTCAGCCAAATCAATTTGATCTTGTGCTTTATCAATTTTATTCTGAAAATCTTCTGTTTCTACTTCAAATTGTAAAGTTAACTTTTTCTCTTTAACATCTACTCGCTCCATTGCTGTAGCAAAGCCTTGATCAAAAATCTTTTGCATTCCTTCAATAGTATTCTTATCAAGATTTAACTGAATCTTTTCTTTTTCTAATGTTTTTCTAAGCACTCTTAAGAATTGTTCAAACCCAGCATCTCCTGGTTTAAATGATGCTAGATCAATTAACGCTTGCTTAAGAGCAGCACTGGACATTATTGCGTCCAGTTGTTCTTTTGTAAACTGGCCCATTAGTTCTGTTAACTTTTTTAAGATTTCAATTTCTCTATCTAGGCCTGTTTCTTCATTAGTCAATGCGTCAATGGCAGCATAATTTCTTTTTTCAGCAGTTGCTATTCTCCAGGCATCAGCAATTTCTTTTATCTGTCTATCATCTAAATTTTTATTTGCAATGGCTGCAGCAAAGGTTGCATCTGCAACTGCCTCTAGTGCAACAGATCCTTCAATACCAGCAGCCCTAAGTCTATTTAGTGCTGTAACCTGATTTCCAATTTGCCTTGCCATCTTTTCTTGATCACTTACAAACTCTCCAAGTCTGATTGAATCAAGGGCATCCTGAATGCTTTGAGCATCATCCTTTATTCCTGTGATATTCCCATTTGCATCAAAGTCAAAAAGTCTATCCTTGTATGTTTCAAACTCTTCAGGAGTCATCCCAGTAATAAGGTCAATTAGGTTTTCTCCTGCTCCTAAATCTCTTAGATCATTTTCAATACCGCTAAATATGCCAACAGTTTTATTTTTACCAAACAAGGTGTTTAGAGTTTTAAATGATGCTATCCATCCCTCTGTAAACTTAATTTGATTTTTTCTTACATTTTTTAGTTTCTTTACCAAATCATCTAATGGTGATGATTCTATCTTGGCTTTTTCGTCCGTAGAGCCACTACCCTTACCCTTCATTAGATTATCCATCATGGTTTGTAATCCAATTATGTCTTTTACTTGCTCAAGAACATCTTCTTTTGCTGCTTTGCTTCCCTTGTCGGTAAACTTTCCAGTTTTAACATCAATTATAGTTGTAAGGACTCTTGTTACGGCTTCTTCATGATTTCGTTTACGTAATCTAGGAGTCATGCTTTCAGCATAACTTCTTGCCCATTCCATTCTAGATTCTTTATTAGCAAATATAGTTGCATGTAAAGTTGTGAATGTTTGAAGTGCTGTTTTTCTTAAATCTGATGGAAGCCCTGCAAAATATTCCCAATTTTCAGAAATTTTTTCAATTGCTGTTGCATCCATTCCTGCCTTGTCTAATACAAGTTCTACTTCTTTTTTTGTTACATCTGGCATTGCTTCAATTGCTGTATTAATCCTGGTTATTTTTGCAAGTGCCTTTGGATCCTTTAGTACTATTTCAATATTAATTTCTTCATTATCCATTTGTTGCAACAGAACAAGGGTTGAATACTGTGCCTGGAAGTCTGAGTCTGTTAAGCCAGACATGTTTACCATTATGTCTTTTGCTAATTTTTGGTCTTCAAATCCTCCAAGTATAGATTGAAGTTTATTTAAATCATCTATGCCCTGAACATTTAAAAATGTATCAAATGTTTTCTTTAAGTTTTCGTCATCATCAGTAAATAAATTAATAAATCCTGATGCTTGTCCTGGACTAAACTGTCCAGAAGAAACTACTGCTTCTATTTTTGCTCTTACAACAGACTCTTTTATTTGTGCAGTTTTTGCAAGCAGCATATTTGCATCGCCCTCTTGCCTTGTTCCCTTAAATCTCGTTTTTACTGCTTCTTTGCTGCCAGTAAAGAATGCTTGTTTTTCACCAGAAGATGCAAGTTTAAGTTGTTGCTCAATTCCTGCTGTAACTCTGTCATTCATTATTCTAAGTTTGCCAACAGAAGCCACTCTTTTTTGTTCTAATAAGTCTATCTCTTTTTGAATTAGTGCTTTTTTTTCTAAGTCTTTTGTTGCTGCTTTATCTGCTTTTAGTTTATCAATAGTTTTTGATGTAGTAACTTCTATACCGTCAATTTGTGCTTGAATTGCTTCATATGCTTGACTTGCCATTCCTGAAGCAAAAGCAGAATTTTGCTTAATAGAATTTTTAATAGAATCAACTCTTTTTTCAGCATATCTAAATTCTTTTTCTATTGCATCAAACTCTTCTCTTGTAATAGCATACGATGCATAATCAGTCATTCCTAGAGTTAATTTATCACCTAATTTATTTTTTTGTTGTTCTGCTCTATCTAATTGACTTTGAAGATTTGGGACTAAGTTATCAAATTGAGATACTGTTTCTTCTGCAATCTTAATTCTAACTTCAAAAGGTTCTTTTGTTATATCTTTTCCATTTGATGTTAGCAATTTTTGCAACTGTCCTTGAATCTTTATTCCAATAGTCTTGTCTTGGAACTCAATGCCAACCTGGTCTGCAATACTTGTAGCCTGGGCTGCATCAATTACACCATCTGAAACATAACTTGCTAGTTTTAATGAAAATTCTTTCATGGCAATATCTGGCATAGCCTTAAATCTTGTTTCAAAGGCTGATATATCTGCTTTGCCTGCTTCACTTTTTAGGAATGTGCTTCCAAACTTAGCGCCCTTGCGCTCAAAAGAAAAATCTCCGCCTGCTGATTCTCGCTTACGTGCTGAAAGTTCTGATGCGCCTACCTTGCCAGTTATCTCTCCGACCTGTTGCATTTTCTTTGTTGTTGCATATAACTCATCAACAAGTCTTGCTTCTGCTTTGATTGCATCATCTTGTTTCTTTTTAAATAGCCAAATACCAGCAACTAATGCACCGATTGCAATAGTTGCAATACCCATCGCACTTGACAACATTGGAAGTATCATTGAAAGACCCATTAAAGGCATCATTATTTTTTGTGCCATCTCGCCAATCTGTCCAGGAATCATAGAAGCCATCATTGCAGCGCCTGATGCTGCCATTGCTCCACCAGTTACTCCTGCTTTAGTCATTTTTCTTGGAATCTTATTTCCATCTTCGTCATACTTTGTTCCAAATTTAGACTTTAATCTGCTAGATAGTGTTTGTCTTTGTGCTGATTCTGCAGTTCCAGCAGTAATTACTGATCCTGGCATTCCAACATTTTGTTCTAGCCTACTTCTCTTTTGAGCATTACGTCTCTTAGATTTTGCAATAGCATCAATTTCGCCATCTCCATAGAGGGCTTTTTTAGATGCTGCTGCCTTTGCTTGTGTTCTTGCTTCTATTCTTTGTCTTTTTTCTATTTGTCTTCTTAAAGATTTAGCGTTAGCATCTATTGGTCCCGTGCCATATAGCAAACTTCTAGATGCAAGGGCTGCTGATTGTGAAAGTGTTGTTCCAATAGTTGTGCCGACTGCCTTTGCTTCTGCAACTGACCCTCTTGCGCCATCCACTATTGCTGCTGCAATTGTACTTCTTGCTTCTGGAGCATTTGCTGCGCCAGGAATAATAGTTTTTCCTACTCTTCTAGGTGCTCCTTGAACAACTCTTTTTCCTTTTGGAACCGTGGTTATTAATGTGTCTTTTTTACCTTGAGAAGATTCAACATTCTTTGGTAGTTGTTTTGTCTTTGGTTTTGTTAACTTTTCAGTTTTTTCATCTTCAAAAAGTTCTCCTGGCTTTATAGCAATAGAACTGTGTAGTTGATGAATTCCTTTCCAGTCGGCATTAAGACCTGCTTGAAGTCTTTTTTCCATTGCCTCATAGACTGCCTTTTCTTGAGGATCTGTGATTCCAAAACTATCTATAACAGGCCTTATCTTATTAAGAGCCTCTTGAATTTCTTTTTTCATAGCAGCCTGGTACTGGTCTGCTGTCATTTTTTCTACAATTTCTTTTGTTTGAACTGCAAAGAATCTTTTACGACCTCCACCTGGTAGTGGGTCATCAATTCCAAGATTTATTCTTGCCTGCTGTTCCATTGAAGGAAGGTTATCAATGTATGTTTTTGTTTTTTTATCAAATGTTTGTGCAAAATCTCTTTCGCCAGAAGCGGTAGCAAATACTCCAGCAGGGCCAACGTCTGCAAGAACATTTCCTCCAAGGTTTCCTCTACCTAGGTCTTTATCTCCTCTTAGTGCTGCAGCAACATTTTGCTTAATGTATTCTTCTTGTGTAAACTTGTTAGACATTTTTTCTGGATCAAACCTTGGATCAAATGCTGACTCAAGAACAACGATTCTTCTTTTACCTTTTGGATCTGTTGGATCTAAAATTGTTTTAATTGTTTGTTCTGGAGCATCTAGGCCATGAACTCTCCTAGCAATCGTGGTTGCTCTTTGTTCTGCAAGGGCTTCTCTGTAACTGTTTGCTGGCTTTACAAAAACTTTTTTATTGTCTGCTGTTTCATATACTCCGCCAAGACCCTTTAGTGCAGTAAAACTTCTTCCAGATGTTTGCGCTATCTGTGTGCCATACTTTTCTGGCTTTGATTCTTTGAGTGGACTTGACCTAACATCTTTGTCTAGTCTGTCTAGTTGTTTGTTTCTTTCCCCAAAGGCTGCTTCTCTAAACGCAGAAAAAGTTGTTGCTGTAGTTCCTAGTCTATCTCCACTAGGACCTCTGAACGGAGAACTCTTTTCTCCATTATTATCTATAAGAACAATTCTTCTCTTGTCTGGAGTTTTCCCAGGCTCATACTCATAGCCCTGAATAATTCCTAATTCTTTTGCTCTTTCTAATACTTTTCTTGTAGACTCTGGATCCTTACCACCAAAACCTTCTTGAACGCTAAAACTTGCTATATTAGAGTGTAGCGCTTTCATCAAACCAAAAGTACGTGAGGATGTAATCTTAGGATTGTTTGCTGGTATGGTTTCAAAAAGTGTTTTTCTTACTAACTCATCGTTTACATGAGTTGGTGGCTTCCCATTTGGGCCAGATCCACGAATAGTCTCTAAGATTAGTGAGTCAATTGTCTTTGCATCAAATGCATTAATACCAGATGGCTTCCACTTTTCTGGTCCACGCTTTTTCCACTCTTCTTCCCATTGTTCAAATGAGATACCTGTATCTTTTGACATTGCCTGGTTATATCCAGATTTAAAGTCATACAGAAGTCCGTCTTGAACTAAGATTTTTGGTTCAATACCCTGCATTGTTAATATGTCTTTGTAAAGTCTTAAAGTTAGGGCCTTTTGTTCTGACATTGGAGACTTTAATATGTCATCAATGTGCATCTTATTCTTTGCGCCAACATGGAACTTCTGGGTTTCTCCAGCCATTCTGCTTGACTTTACTACACCTTCTTGAGCATCATCAGTTCCACCGTTATACCCTTGAATTTTTTTACCAGCGATCATTGCACGAATTACTGGCCTATTGTCTGGGTCTTGTGCAGACTTTGCTGGAATAACTGCTTCTCCTGGAGTAAGCATCGAGAACACAGT